CTGAACATTTTAACCTGTTTAAGGGAAACAAAACAAAAATAACAAGGAACAAATAACATGACACAAGAAACAAGCGACTTAACAGTCAAAAAAGAAGGTGCAATAATGACTCTAGATTTTGAAGCAGACTCAGGAATGGGTTTAGAAAATATAGAGAAAGACGATTTAGCTTTACCGTTTCTAAAACTACTACAAAGTGGTTCTTATGAAACTAAAAAGAAACATGCGAAGTATGTTGAAGGTGCAGAAGCTGGAATGTTTTATAATACAGTTACTAAAAAATTGTATAGTGGAGAGAAAGGTATGAATGTAATACCTTGCTTTTATAAAATGACATATCCAGAATGGGCACCCTTTGATAAGAGTGAAGGTAGACCAATACATCCGGATAGAGGTCCTGAAGTTATGGCTCAGACCACTAAACAAGGTACAAAAGATGTGTTAGCAAATGGTAATGAAATTATCAAAACTGCTAATCACTTTGTTATTATTCTTGGAGAAAAACCAGAGAAGGCTTTAATGTCTTTAAAAACTACTCAGTTAAAAACTAGTAGAGGTTGGAATTCATTAATGGATAATGAAACAATTGTAGCTAAGTCAACGGGTAAGTCTATACCAGCTCCCTCATTTTCGAGAGTTTATCAAATAAAATCTGTTGAAAACCAAGGTAATTTTACTTGGCATGGAATGACAGTTTCTTTGATAAAACCAGTAGAGAATGCAGAAATCTATAGCATGGCTAAAGAATTTAGTACTGCTTTACATAAGAGCAATGTAGCTGCAACTTCTGTTGAAACTAACAAAGAAGAATCTAATTACTAGATTCCTCTAACGAGGATAGGGGCAGTAAAGGGAGACTAGAGCTGCCCCGACCTGGGATCATTATGGTTGACGAATTTGTAAAGCTATTTACTGGTTATAGAGGAGATTTTGGCATAGCAGATATGTCCAGAACTTCTTTAGATACAGATAAAAATAAAATAAAACCGAATTACGAATGGGCAGGTAGACCCTTATCTATCAATGACTACAAAGATCATTTACAAGGTAAAATATCTATTGGAGTACAACCTTGTACTTTAAATAAAACTGCACAGTTTGGTTGTATTGATATTGATCCACCTGACTATGGTCAATTTAAAATTGAAAAGTACCTATCATTATTTGAACAATACAAATTACCACTTATTCCAATACTATCTAAAAGTGGGGGATTACATTGTTATATTTTTTTAAAAGAACCTATCAAAGCTATTGATTTAATAGATGGTTTAAAAGCCTTTCTATTACCACTAGGTTTAAAACCTACCACAGAAATTTTTCCTAAACAGAAAGAATTAAAAGAAGATGAAAAAGGAGATACAAAACCAGGAAATTTTATTAATTTACCTTACTACAATAATGGTGAGTCAACTAGATACGCATTAGATAAAAATAATTCTAAATTAGATATTGCTTCTTTTATAAAAATAGCAGAGGAATCTCGAATTAGTAAGGCAGACTTAGAAAAACTAGTAGAAGAAACACATGCAAATATTCTAAAAGGTGCTGATCCAGAATTTGATGATGGTCCACCATGTTTAGCTCTATGTTCTAAAACAAAATTAGATGATGGTAGAGATAGATTTATGTATAATTATATGGTCTTTGCTAAAAAAAAATACAAAGACAAGTGGCCAGATCAAGTATCAAAAGCAAATTATAGTTATCTAGAAGATCCATGGGACAAAACAAAACTAGATTCTAAAATAGCTGCATGGAGAAAAGACACAGCTGGACATACTTGTTATGAAGAACCTATTAAAGATAAATGTATGCGAGGTCTTTGTTACTCTAGACCTTTTGGTGTTTCATCAGATGGTATATCAGTTTTTCCAGACATAACAGATTTTCAAATAATAAAATATGTAGAACCAGAATATAGATTTCAAGTAGTAATGCCAAGTGATGATAAGGTAGAAGTTGTTGTAGCCAATACAAAATTAATGACAACACAGAAAGAAGTTTTAAATTTAATCTGGGAACAAACAGGTGTTTATTTTGAACCATTAAAACCAAAAGATTACAGAGCAAAATTAAATGAATGGAGAAATGGTTGTGAAACTATTTACCCACCAAAAGGAACTCAAATTACGGATAGATTAAAAGATGAACTATATCAATACTGTATTAATGGTCCTCAAGCTAAACAAAGAGGACAAATAAAAAATGGTGCTTGTTATACTAACGAAGGAGATCACTACTTTAAATTTACATCTTTTATCCAGCATCTAGGTAGTGGTTGGAAAATTCCAGAAGAAAGAATTGCAAGACAATTAGAGAAAGATTGTAAAGTAGAATTTAATCATTCACTAAATGTAGATGGTAAAACATTAAAAGTCTGTCGACTTCCACAACTCCACATGGATCAGATAGAATATCAACCAGTGGAGAGAAAAGAGAGTAATTACTAATGTCAAATTATAAAGTTATTGGTCCTCCAGGTACTGGAAAAACTAGAAAATTATTAAACACAGTTCAAAAATATATAGATAATGGTGTGTCTTTAAAAAACATAGGTTACTTTGCTTTTACTAGAAAAGCAGCTAACGAAGCTAGAGATAGATTTCTTGCAGAAAATATTGGTCTAAGTAAAAAAGATTTACCTTATTTTCAAACTCTTCATTCCTGTGCATTTAAACAATTAGGTTTAAAAGAAGAAAATGTAATGCAAGAAGAACACTATAAAAAAATAGGTGAGACTTGTGGTATTCAAATAAAATATGCAAAACATGAAACCAATCAATGGAATGGTATCTTCTCATCAGATAGTGAGTATCTTAGTTTAATTAATTTAGCTAAGGTAAAACAAATTACACCACAAGAACAGTTTAATCTTAACGAACATTTAACTTGGATTGATGGATATAAATTAAATGCTATTTCAACAGAGATTAATAATTATAAAAAAACTTATGGTCTTATAGATTTTAATGACATGGTGGAGAAATTTTTATTTGAAGGGAACTCACCAAAATTAAAAGTTATATTTGTAGATGAGGCACAGGATTTATCTTTAATACAATGGGCAATGTTAAAAAAATTAATAGACGACAGTAATAAATATAATGAAGATACTTTAGATGTATGGATTGCAGGAGATGATGATCAAGCAATTTTTGGTTGGGCTGGTGCAGATGTAGATTCTTTTATTAAATGGCCTGGTCAAGAAATACCTTTAACTAAATCAAGAAGAGTACCTATTGATATTCAAACAAAAGCTTTAGATGTTATATCTAGAGTTGGTATAAATAGAATACAAAAAGATTATTTACCTAAAGAAGAACGAGGAGAAATAATTGAAAGATTTAAACTTACAGATGTTATAACAGATATGGAAAAAAGTGACTGGTTAATATTAACTAGAACAAATTCACTATTAAAACCTATTCTACCTATACTAAAAAGACATGGTTTATTTTTTCAAACATCACAGGGTAATAGTATAGGTAAATCTTTATATGAAGACATTGGTTATTGGAATCAAATGAGAGAAGGAAAAGAAATTCCAGAAATACAAAAACAAAGAGTAGAAGAGAAAATGAATGAGTTAGATCTTACTTTGCCTTGGCAAAAAGCTTTTACCAAAGTTTCTCCTACTCAAATTGATTATATGGAAGCCATGATTAATAATGGTGAGGATCTATCTCAAGAACCAAGAATAAAAGTGTCTACAATACACGGAGCAAAAGGTGGTGAAGCTACTAATGTTGTTTTATTTTTAAATCAAACAACAAATACTATGGCAGGTGCTAAAAAATCTTCACGAAAACAAGATGAAGAATATAGAGTCTGGTATGTAGGTGTAACTAGATCTGCAAAAAACTTATATTTAATAAAAGCAAACAATAAATCAAAGGAGTTTAAAATATAATGGCGTACTTAAATGCAAATATACCAGTAATAGAATGCTGCGTTAGAGGAAATTATCTTAGAGATCAAAAAGATTCACACGATAAATATTTTGAAGTAGGGGTATTTGGTTTTAGTTCTATACCAAACAGAGTGCCTATGTTTCATTTCTTAATGGAGGATGGTGGTTTATGGTGGCGAGCACCTATCTCAGCTTTCTGTACTAAACCTGGAGTAAAAGAATTACCATTAGACGAGTTAGTAATGTGGGACAGTTTTAGTTACAATGTAAGTGTTACAACTTTTTATGAACTAGCTGGTGCCACTATGCAATATACATCTAGAAGAAAAGTAAAAAGAAAAGGTAAATACTTATTTACTATAGATTGGTGTGCAGGAGATTTTAATGAATTAAATTTTGGCTATGCAGAAAAACCAGATCAACATAAGTGTGGTCATGTTCTTGAATTAGAAGATGGTAATTTTGCTATTCAACCTAACAACAGACTTAAAATGTTTGATGCATCTATGGGTGTTGATCCATCTAAAAATTTAATCAATAGATTAGTGAGTAGTAAAATATATTCTGTAGAAAATTCTGCTAAATGGATTACCGATGAACACGAAAAAGGTAGTTATGATTACAAACTTAAAAATTTAAAGGAGGATAAATAATGAAACCACTAGTTTTTAAAGCACAAACAGAATGGTCTAAGCCAGAAGAGTTTCCAGATCTTAGACAAGCAGATGTTATAGCAATAGATTTAGAGACTTGTGATCCAAATTTAAAAACAATGGGATCTGGTTCTATTGTTGGTCGTGGTAAAGTTGTAGGCATAGCCGTAGCCACTGATGGCTACTCAGGATACTTTCCATTTGATCATGAAGGTGGTGGTAACCTAGAAAAAAGTAAAGTAATTCAATGGTTTACAGATGTTTGTAAATCAGATGCTATCAAAGTATTTCACAATGCAATGTATGATGTGTGTTGGATTAGATCTATGGGAATACAAATTAATGGACAGATTGTTGACACAATGATTGCAGCGTCATTAGTAAATGAAAATAGATTTAGATTTGATTTAGGATCATTGGGTTGGGATTATTGTGGCCAGGGTAAAAATGAAACAGAATTAAATCAAGTAGCAAAAGAATGGGGACTAGATCCTAAAGCTGATATGTGGAAATTGCCTGCAATGTATGTAGGTAACTATGCTGAACGTGATGCAGAATTAACTTTAAATTTATGGAAGGTTATGCAAAAAGAACTAACGGACCAGGACCTGGGATCTATTTTTGAACTTGAGACAGATCTATTTCCTTGTCTGGTTGATATGAAATTTCTTGGCGTAAGAGTAGACGTTCAAGCAGCTCATAAACTGAAGCAACAGCTAGCATCAAAAGAAGAAACATTACTCCAAAAAGTAAAAACAGAAACAGGGATAGAACCTCAAATATGGGCAGCACGATCGATTGCCAAAGTTTTTGATAAACTAAAACTAAACTACGAACGAACGGCAAAGACACAAGCGCCTTCATTTACTAAAAATTTTCTGTCTACACATGAACATCCTTTAGTACAATGTATAGCAAAAGCCAGAGAAATTAACAAGGCACATACAACATTTATAGATACAATTATTAAACATGAACATAATGGTAGAATTCATGCAGATATAAACCAAATTAGATCTGATACTGGTGGTACAGTTACAGGTAGATTTTCATACTCAAATCCAAATTTACAACAAATTCCTGCACGCAACAAAGACTTAGGGCCATTGATCCGATCCCTCTTTATTCCCGAGTCTGGTTGCGAGTGGGGATGCTTTGATTACAGTCAACAAGAACCTAGACTAGTAGTACACTATGCATCCCTTGATCAAGATTCAAGCGTCTTTAATGTTAAAGATGCTTACGAAGATGGCAATGCAGATTTCCATACAATTGTTGCACAGATGGCAGATATACCAAGAGACCAAGCTAAAACAATTAACCTAGGATTGTTCTATGGTATGGGTAAAGCAAAACTACAGGCAGAGTTAGGTGTATCAAAAGATAAGGCAGAAGAATTATTTTCTATCTATCACGAGAGAGTACCTTTTGTAAAAAGTTTGACAAGATCTGTATCTAACAGAGCTCAGCAACGTGGACAGATAAGAACTTTATTAGGTAGGCTTTGTCGTTTCCATTTATGGGAACCCAATACTTTTGGTATGCATAAAGCATTACCTTTTGATCAAGCTGTCCAGGAACATGGACCAGGCATCAAGCGAGCTTATACTTACAAAGCATTAAACAAATTAATTCAAGGTAGTGCTGCTGATATGACTAAAAAATCTATGTTAGAATTATATAAAGAAGGTATTGTAGCACACATACAAGTACATGATGAACTTGATATTTCTGTAAAAGATGATAAACAAGCTAAAAAGATTGTAGAAATTATGGAATCTGCAGTTGACTTGGAGATACCAAACAAGGTAGACTACGAGAAGGGTAAAAATTGGGGTGATATACATTAAGGGGGAAATATGGATAAAATTAAAGCATCAATAAAACACATTATTCAAGATCACAAAGTTGTTGCGGGCTGCGTTATTATAATAATAGTAGTATTAGCTATCATTTAATATGTCAGGTCGGATCGATGAATATTGCAGAACTGTTCAAAAAAAATTTTGTATTAGTACCGGTTATAGCATCTGTGCTGTTCGGGACATTCACTGGCGTTAAGTATATTGTCAATCTAACCGACACAATCAACGACAATCAAAATAAAATAATAAATCTTAAAAGAGATTTAACTACAGCCCAAGAAAAAATTTCAGATCAAAACACAAGACTAACTTCTGCAGAATCTACTTGGCAGATGGCAGAAAATTTATACAGACAATTAGCAGATGAAGTTAGAGAACACAGCTACGACATTAAGGATTTAAACAGGTAATGTATGGAGATTCTCAGGATGGATTACAGATTTACAGCAATATTAATTTTAATGTTTATAGGTCTTACAGTATTTTGCAAACCTGCATATCCTAAAAATGAGTATTTAACTAATGGGACTAATAGCTGCAGAACTGGTGAAGTCGATGTTAGAATCGAAACAGAAAACCGAGACAACGATTATAGACATAATTCTAGTTCTAATGATTATGATAATAATAGTGACAACGATCGTCTTAGTGTAACTTACAGACATTATATTGGAACAGCCTGCACAAAAGAATTTAGACAAGTGCAGCAAGAGAACATGGAACTAAAACAACAATTAGAATTAATGAAGATGTGTGGTAGGGTTAACAGCAATCCAAGTCTAGCACGAAATGAAAACTTTAGATTATTAGTATCAAAATGTACAGGTGTAACTCCAGTTAAACTAGATAACAGACCCGCAGATGGTAAAAGTAAATGGGATCAGTTAAAAGATGGCTATAAAAAAGAGAACCCAGACGTCACTTTAATGGGAGATAAGTTTTTAACACCCACAAGCACATTGAAAAAACCACCAAAAGATTATATACTACCTCTACCAAAACCTAAAGATGATTGATAGATGGATATATAATTTTTTTGCAGGTCTAGATAGACTATGTGAAGCTGTTGCTACAAAGATATCTGGACCTAGATGTCAGTGTGGTAAGAAAAAGAAAAAATGAAAATATCAGAAAACACATCAATAAGTATGCCGATGAAAAATATGTTAGCAATTGTAGCTGGTGTTGCTATGGGTGTTTTTGCTTATACAGAAGTTACAAGTAGACTGACAAGTTTAGAGACATCACGTGAACTATTCCAGGCAGATCTACTTAAAAAGAGTGAACAAAAGCCTACGGACCAGGAGCAGTTTATGTTGATAGAGTCTTTGTTTGGTGACGTAGAAAAACTAATTAAAAATCAAGAACAGAATATGACTAACAAAGTTAATATAGAATTTCTTAAAACGCAACTAGAAAAAGCGTTAAATGATGTAGAAAAATTAAAAGATAAAGTCAGAGCTAATGGTAATGGACATGACTGAGATAATCGTTGCATTGTTGATGATTGTTAATGGTGAGATTAAAGAACACAGAATACAAGACTCTATGTCAAATTGTTTAAAAGGCAAAAGAGTTGCAATGCGTAGCATTAAAAATAATAATATGCAGTATCAATGCATAAAATCTAAAGCAGAATTAGAAAAAAATATTGATGGATCTTTATCAATAAAAAAGTTAATATTAGAATAATGACAAAACCAAGATATATAAATGGTGAAGTTTTAGTTCCAAGACCAAATAAAAAATCAAGTTTAGGCAAATCTTTTTTTATTGGTAGAGTAGCTTGGGATACTCCTAAAGATACAACTCAAGTTAATATACAAAGAAAAGATAATATCAAGCAACCTCATTTAGATAATTCAAAAGTAAAAGATACTGAATGGAAAACTTTAAAAGATATTTATTAATGCCTAAGAAAAAAACAAAATTTAAAAGTATAGAATTAAGAACGGAGATAGTAAATGGAGATTGTCCTAAATGTGAGTCTTATACTGTATTGGTATCTATCTATGAAAATATATTTAGATGCATGACATGTGGTTATGATCTTGAACAAAAGGTAAATGGAAAAATAAGTTACATTCCACATATAGCTAATGCAAGAGATATAGACTTAGCATTGAAAAAATTATAATGGCTAAACAAAAATTTACACATTTTGTACCTCGTGCTAAACCTAAGAAGAGGCCTGGAGTCCACACAAAAAGTTTAAATAAAAACAAAAAATTACAAAAAAAATTGACACGCTACAAAGGCCAAGGAAGATAACTTCCTGCCTTTAAAGAAAATAAAGGCAGAAAGAAAAAAGGTGTGATGTGTGATAAATATATCACATTACTGTGGCTGTCAAGTCACAGTCTCTAATTTACAAGAAAATTTAGTGTAAGCTAGCATACTATTAGTCCATTCTGGATCAAACTCTGCCATTAATTTATGCGAATATTCATAGCCAGAAACAATGCAGCTACTATAATCATCAAATAAAATTGTGGGTGTAGGGATAACTTTACATTCATTGCCTGCAAGTTCACTACATAAAACCATCAATAAAATATATTTCATTTAATCCTTGACTTAATAATTACAACACATATACTCCCATAAAATATAACAAGGAGAAATATGACAGACACAACTAAATTTAAAAATGTATCTTTGTCTAA